AGACCGTATGGTTGATTTTCGCTGGTTACTCCGTGGTTCTGGCCTTCGCGTTCATGGCGATGTTCAAATATAAACACGTTCGTGTCCCGACAGGCACACAGACGGTTAGCCACTAATTACGCAAAGAAAAACGGGTCGCCAGAAGGTGACCCGTTTTTTTATTCTTACTTCAACACATAACCGTACAACCGTTTCATGCCATCCGCATCGGTTTCGCTATAAACACCTTGCAGCTCCGGCGAAAATCCCGGCAACAAATTCACCCCTTCTTCCAGTGCAAGGAAATAACGTTGAACCGCCCCACCCCAGACTTCCCCGGGTACCGCGCAAAGCACGCCAGGTGGATAAGGCAACGCCCCTTCTGCCGCAATTCGCCCTTCGGCATCACGAATCCGCACCAACTCCACTTCACCGCGAATATAAGGCAGTATGACTTTCCGTGAGACAGATGCTGGCCAACGTGGGATATTTAACGCGGGTTAACATCGTTGTCAGAGCCGCATGGGTGAGCTGTTGCTACACCCCGGTATTTCCACCACGGAGGCCAGCATGAACAACAATAACACATTGTACGTCGGGTTAGATGTTCACAAAGAATCGATTACTGTCGCTTATGCTATCAATTCAGAACCTGTTGAACTGATGGGTAAAATTGGCACATCACCTACTGATATTCAGAATCTTTGTAAACGTCTCAGGTCAAAGTCATCGCAGGTCAGTATCGTTTATGAAGCGTGGCCCTGTGGTTATGGACTTTATCGTCGGCTGGTGAAATCCGGTTTTGACTGCATGGTCTGCGCCCCCTCACTTATCCCGAAAAAACCGGGGGAGCGGGTTAAAACCGATCGCCGTGATGCCATCAGACTTGTGCGTTCACTGCGTGCAGGAGATCTTTCTGCTGTCTACGTACCCGGCATTGAAGATGAGGCATTCCGGGATTTGGCCCGGGCATGGGCATCTGCCCGCGATGATTTACGGCATGCAAGGCAACGTCTGAAATCGTTTCTTCTGGTTCATGGGGTCCATTATGTCGGGCGAGCAGATTGGGGCCCTGCACACCGACGCTGGCTCAGCAAATACTCATTCGAAAGTCCCTGGCGACAATTAGCTTTTGACGAACACCGTCGTACAATAGAAGACCGGCAGGCACAATGTGAACGGCTGGAATCCGCCCTGAAGGAGGCCGTTACCGAATGGAGGCTGTGCCCGGTAGTAGAGGCGCTGCAAGCCATGCGAGGGATTCAGTTTATTACTGCGGTTGGATTAATTTCTGAACTGGGTGATCTGACCCGTTTTGAACATCCACGACAACTGATGTCATGGTTTGGTATCACGCCATCAGAATATTCATCGGGTGGAAGCAGACATCAGGGCAGCATTACCAAAGCCGGAAACAGCTATGCCAGAAAGCTATTGGTCGAGGCAGCGTGGAGTTACCGTCATCCGGCACGCATCAGTCCGGCAATACAAAAAAGGCAGGAAAATTTACCCCGCCCCGTCATTGACAGAGCATGGGATGCTCAACTCAGGCTTTGTAAGAGGTATCGAAAACTTCAGGCCAAAGGAAAGAATGTCAATATTACAATTGTTGCTGTTGCACGTGAGCTGGCGGTTTTATCTGGGATATGGGCCGAATAGCAATGTCTGTCGCACAACAACCACAATGTCACAAATAAAAATGAGAATAACCAGTTCCCTGAAGGCGACGTAGCCCGGTACAAGAGTAACCCACGTTAGCGCTTGGCGACGGCGGAACAAAGCTGATTCGCGACGTAAGAAAGTGGCAGGCTCATATGACGGACCTCTGTAATGCGGTATCCAACCCGCGAATATCAGCGTGATTCACCGTCGGATTTACTGCTACGTCGCCCTCAGGGAATTATACCTAAAAAGAAAATCGTCAAAATTAGAGATTCCGGTTTGACACGGAAAGTCATATCAGCGTCAACGGAGCACCGTATTGACGCTTATTTATTGGTGAGTGCTACGTTCCATGGCAGGAGTTCGTCAACACGGTTGGAAGGCCATTCCGGCAGTACGCTCAGGATATAGCGCAGATACGCTTCCGGATCGATACCGTTCAGTCGGCAGGTGCCGATCAGCCCGTACAGTAGCGCACCACGCTCTCCACCGTGATCGCTGCCGAAGAACATAAAGTTTTTCTTTCCGAGACAGACTGCACGACGCGCTCTTTCCGCGGCATTATTATCCGCCTCAGCCAGACCATCATCACTGAAGTTGCACAACGCAACCCAGTGCTTCCTGATATACCGGAACGCATCTCTCAGACGGCATTTTTTCGATAACGTGTGTTCTTTCTCCTGCATCAGCTTATACAGAGAAGTCAGTAGCAGTTTACTCTGCATTTGCCTGACCGCCAGGCGTTCAGACACCGGCAACCCGCGTATTTCGTGCTCGATGGCGTACAGCTCACCGATTAGTTTCAGGGCTTCTTCCGCTGTCGCGCTTTTGGTACTGATATATACATCGTGGACTTTGCGCCGCGCATGAGCCCAGCATCCTGCTTCCGTCAACGCGCCGCCTTCTCGTTCGGCACTGAACAGCCGATCGTAACCATTAAACGCATCTGCCTGCAGGATACCCCGGAAGGGACTAAGGTGCTGCTCCGGATGTTTACCCTGATGGTCCGGTGAGTAGGCGAACCAGACCGCCGGAGGCTCTGGCGAACCGGCATTCCTGTCATCCCGGACATACGTCCAGATATATCCTGTTTTCGCCTTCTTCCTGCCCGGTGCCAGCACTTTTACTGGTGTGTCATCAGTGTGAACTTTGCGGCTGTTCATCACATAACGGTACAGAGCATCATTCAGCGGCGTCATTAACTGGCAGCACGCGTCAACCCAGTTGGAGAGTAATGCACGGCTCAGTTCGACACCCTGACGGGCAAAATTTCACTCTGGCGATACAGTGGCAGGTGTTCGCAGTATTTTCCCGTTAACACGCGGGCAAGTAACCCCGGGCCCGCGATACCACGCTCTATCGGACGGGATGGTGCCGGTGCTTCAACGATGCAGTCACATTTTGTACAGGCTTTTTTTACCCGTCTGTGCGGATCACTTTCAGAGCGCTGCTCACCAGTTCCAGTTGTTCTGCGCTGACTTCCCCCAGATAATCCAGCTCACCGCCACACTCCGGGCAACAGCTTTCTTCTGGCTCCAGGCGATTTATTTCGCGGGGCAGATGCTCCGGTAACGGGCGACGATGACGAGACTGTCGCAACTGGCGGGGAACCTGCGGATCGTCTTCCCGCCCACTGTAACGATCACTGTCCTGTTCGCTTTGTTTCAGCAGGGCCTCAGCCTGTTCAACTTCACGACGCAGTTTTTCAGAACGGGTACCGAACAGCATCCGGCGCAGTTTTTCTATCTGAGCCCGCAGATGTTCTATTTCCCGTTCATCTTCTTCGATCTTTTCTTCGGCGCGGGCCAGTGCAGAGCGCAGGAAGGCCTCCGTCTCTTCAACCAGACTCAGTTGCTGGTCTTTCTGACGGAGCTGGCATTCCAGTTCTGCAATGCGAATGAGGTATTTTTGATTCATGGCCGTTTTTATAATCCGGCCATGACATTTTTACAACATTGTCAGTGCGTTAAGGCGGGATGTTTTTGGCTGACGCCAGTCCAGTTTATCGAGGAGCATTGCCAGTTGCGAGCGGGTAATGGATACCTTGCCGTCACGCACAGCAGGCCAGATAAACTGGCCTTCCTCCAGGCGTCTGGTGAACAGGCACAGACCATCAGCATCAGCCCACAGGATTTTAATCATGTCACCCCGTCGGCCACGGAAGATGAACAGGTGACCGGAGAAGGGATTATCATTCAGCACATGCTGTACCTGTTCACCCAGCCCGTTGAAAGACTTACGCATATCGGTTATCCCAGCAACGAGCCAGATGCGGGTGCCTGACGGGAGTGAGATCATCGTCCCCTCCCGGTCAGTTCACGGATCAACACTGTGAGCAGCTCTGGTGAAGGATTTTCCAGCGTCATGTTACCGTGACGGAACTCCACCTTGCAGGAGCTGGCACTAACTGTAGTCTGAGTAGATAAAGACGGAGTAAGAGCAGCCACCGGTTCTTTCGGCTCATCCGGCGTTATCTCCACAGGTAATAATTCAACGCCAGTGTCAGAAGAGGTTGTTACCGGAAGACGCCGCGATATGCGCCCTTTGTTCTGCCAGAGCCTGAGCCATTTGAACAGCAGGTTATCATTGATATCGTGTTCCCGGGCAATACGGGCAACAGAGGCTCCTGGTTGTGAAGCCAGTTTAACCATTTGAAGTTTAAACTCATTTGAAAATGATCTGCGGGGTTCTGCAGATAATGCTTTCTGTTCCATAACAGGTGTCCACTAGTTGAAAAGGTGGGCACCTACGTTACCAATACAGGCTTAATGGCTACATACGGCGGTCAGTTTACGCTTACATACGATACCTGCGTCATAATTGATTATTTCTCGTGGTTTGATGGCGTACACACATGTTGTGATAAACCTTATATAGATGATAATCATTATCATTTCGTGGGTCCTTTCCGGCGATCCGGGCCGTTACGGGGCGGCGACCTCGCGGGTTTTCGCTATTTATGAAAATTTTCCTGGATCCATGTCCGGTTTATCTTCAAGTTAACTATATGAAAAATATAAAAACAGGTCTTCTGTGAACCGGACATGAACAAAAAATAGACATGTAAACCGGACATGACCGGTTTTGTTGTGATTGTGAGGTGAGAGTTTTTGCGAGGTGAGGAGTGGCTACGCAGACTGAAGTTGCCAGGCATTTAAGTCTGACCGATCGCCAGCTTCGCAGATTGCAGAAATTGCCGGGTGCCCCGATATCGAATAAGCGAGGGCAACTGGATCTGGATGCCTGGCGCGATTTTTGCATATCGTATCTGAGAAGAAGTAAAAACGATGTGCCTGATGGCGATAGCGAAGACGACTATGAGGAAAAATTGCTTATTGCCAGATGGGAACTGACAGCAGAACAGGCTGTTACACAGCAGTTAAAAAATGAGGTGTCAAAAGGAAAACTTATTGACACCGGGTTCTGTATTTTTGCCCTCAGCAAGCTGGCAATGGCGTTATCCAGTACTCTTGATTCCATCCCTTTATCCATGCAACGACAGTTTCCTGATTTAACACCACGCCATCTTGACCATCTGAAAACCCTTATTGCGAAGGGGGCAAATCAGTGTGCGCGGGCAGGGGATAAATTACCGGATTTACTCGATGAATATATCAGAGCAACAACTGAATAATATGATGAGTGCTGTCACAACAGCATTACAGCCCCTGATAAGGGCATTGCCGGTGACGCCAGTTGAATGGGCTGATCAAAATTATTATCTGCCTAAAGAATCTTCATATGGTGAGGGAGAATGGAAAACGCTGCCGTTCCAGGTCGCCATTATGAACTGTATGGGTAACGACCAGGTTCGCACGGTTAACCTGATTAAATCTGCCCGTGTTGGCTATACAAAGATGTTGCTGGGGGTGGTCGGGTATTTTATTGAGCATAAATCACGAAACAGTCTGCTTTTTCAGTCCACGGATTCTGCCGCTGAAGATTTTATGAAGTCTCACGTGGAGGCGACGATTCGGGATGTGCCATGCCTGAAAGACCTTTCCCCATGGCTGGGTCGTAAACATCGTGATAATACCCTCACGCTGAAACGTTTTTCATCGGGCGTGGGCTTCTGGTGCCTGGGCGGGGCTGCCGCCAAAAACTACCGTGAAAAATCTGTCGATGTGGTCTGCTATGACGAACTCTCCTCGTTTGAACCGGATGTGGAAAAAGAAGGTTCGCCAACACTGCTTGGCGATAAACGTATTGAAGGTTCGGTATGGCCAAAATCCATACGCGGTTCAACGCCAAAAATCAAAGGCTCCTGCCAGATTGAAAAAGCCGCGAATGAATCTGCACATTTCATGCGGTTTTATGTTCCTTGCCCTCATTGCGGGGAGGAGCAGTATCTGAAATTTGGCGATGATGCGACGCCGTTTGGCCTGAAATGGGAGAAAGGCAAACCGGAAACGGTGTATTACCTGTGTGAACATAATGGTTGCGTGATCCATCAGTCGGAACCTGACCAGACTGACGGACGCTGGATTTGTGACAATACCGGGATGTGGACCCGTGACGGTCTGACGTTTTTCAGTGCTTCGGGTAATGAAATTCCGCCGCCGCGCTCCATCACTTTCCATATATGGACGGCGTACAGTCCGTTTACCACCTGGGTACAGATAGTCTGTGACTGGCTGGATGCACTGAAAGATCCCAACGGCCTGAAAACCTTTGTGAACACCACGCTGGGCGAGACCTGGGAAGAAGCCGTGGGCGAAAAACTCGATCACCAGGTACTGATGGATAAGGTCGTGCATTACACGGCGGCGGTACCTGCCCGGGTGGTTTATCTGACGGCGGGCATTGACTCGCAGCGAAACCGTTTTGAGATGTATGTCTGGGGATGGGCACCGGGAGAGGAAGCTTTTCTGGTGGATAAAATCATCATTATGGGCCGTCCCGATGAGGAAGAGACGCTGTTACGTGTGGATGCGGCGATCAACAAAAAATACTGCCATGCAGACGGAACCGAAATGACCATTTCCCGTGTCTGCTGGGACACCGGGGGGATCGATGGTGAAATTGTCTATCAGAGGTCAAAAAACACGGTGTTTTCCGGGTGCTGCCGGTAAAAGGCGCATCTGTCTATGGCAAGCCGGTGATCACCATGCCGAAAACCCGCAATCAGCGGGGCGTGTATCTGTGTGAAGTGGGGACGGACACCGCAAAAGAAATTCTCTATGCCCGTATGAAAGCCGATCCCTCTCCTGCGGATGAAGCCACGTCGTATGCCATCCGTTTTCCTGATGATCCGGAGATTTTTTCGCAGACAGAGGCGCAGCAACTGGTCGCGGAAGAGCTTGTGGAGAAGTGGGAAAAAGGAAAGATGCGTCTGCTGTGGGATAACAAAAAGCGGCGTAACGAAGCGCTGGACTGCCTGGTGTATGCCTACGCGGCATTACGTGTGTCCGTGCAACGCTGGCAGCTTGATCTGGCTGTACTGGCAAAATCCCGGGAAGAAGAGACGACCCGGCCAACCCTTAAAGAACTGGCAGCGAAGCTGTCCGGAGGAGTGAATGGTTACAGTCGCTGAACTACAGGCGCTGCGTCAGGCACGCCTTGATTTATTAACCGGTAAACGGGTGGTGTCTGTCCAGAAAGATGGTCGCAGAATTGAATATACGGCGGCTTCTCTGGATGAGCTTAACCGGGCGATCAATGATGCGGAGTCGGTACTGGGGACAACCCGACGTCGCCGTCGTCCGCTGGGAGTGAGGTTATGAAACGAACGCCTGTCCTGATTGATGTGAACGGCGTTCCGCTTCGTGAGAGTCTCAGCTACAACGGGGGCGGCGCAGGATTTGGCGGGCAAATGGCGGAGTGGTTGCCACCGGCGCAGAGTGCCGATGCAGCCCTGCTGCCTGCGTTGCGTCTGGGGAATGCCCGGGCAGATGATCTGGTGCGCAATAACGGGATAGCGGCCAATGCGGTGGCCCTGCATAAGGATCATATTGTCGGGCATATGTTTCTGATCAGCTACCGTCCGAACTGGCGCTGGCTGGGGATGCGGGAGACTGCGGCAAAAAGTTTTGTCGATGAGGTGGAGGCGGCCTGGTCGGAATACGCCGAAGGGATGTTTGGCGAGATCGACGTGGAAGAGAAACGCACGTTTACGGAATTTATTCGTGAAGGTGTGGGCGTTCATGCGTTTAACGGCGAAATCTTTGTGCAGCCGGTCTGGGATACGGAGAGCACGCAACTGTTTCGTACGCGTTTTAAAGCCGTGAGTCCGAAACGGGTGGACACGCCAGGACACGGTATGGGGAACCGTTTTCTGCGGGCCGGTGTGGAGGTCGATCGATATGGTCGTGCCGTTGCGTACCATATCTGTGAGGATGATTTTCCGTTCTCTGGGAGTGGACGATGGGAACGGATCCCGCGTGAACTTCCCACCGGGCGTCCGGCCATGCTGCATATTTTCGAGCCGGTGGAGGACGGGCAGACCCGTGGGGCCAATCAGTTTTACAGCGTAATGGAACGGCTGAAGATGCTCGATTCCCTGCAGGCAACACAGCTTCAGTCGGCCATAGTGAAGGCGATGTATGCAGCGACGATTGAAAGTGACCTTGATACCGAAAAGGCCTTTGAATATATCGCCGGTGCGCCGCAGGGGCAGAAGGATAATCCGCTTATTAATATTCTGGATAAGTTCTCCACCTGGTATGACACGAATAGCGTGACGCTGGGCGGTGTCAAAATTCCGCACCTTTTCCCCGGTGATGATCTGAAACTTCAGACCGCGCAGGATTCAGACAATGGATTTTCGGCGCTTGAACAGGCGCTGCTGCGGTATATCGCCGCCGGTCTTGGCGTTTCCTACGAACAGTTGTCCCGTGATTACTCGAAGGTCAGTTATTCAAGTGCCCGCGCATCCGCCAATGAGTCGTGGCGCTATTTTATGGGGCGGCTAAAATTTATTGCGTCCCGGCTGGCCACGCAGATGTTTTCCTGCTGGCTGGAAGAGGCACTTCTTCGGGGGATTATTCGTCCGCCACGGGCACGTTTTGATTTTTATCAGGCGCGATCAGCCTGGTCACGGGCTGAGTGGATTGGAGCCGGAAGAATGGCCATTGACGGGCTCAAGGAGGTTCAGGAATCAGTGATGCGCATTGAGGCCGGACTGAGCACGTATGAGAAAGAGCTGGCGCTGATGGGCGAGGATTATCAGGACATTTTCCGTCAGCAGGTCAGGGAATCTGCAGAGCGGGAAAAAGCCGGACTCTCACGTCCGGTGTGGATAGCGCAGGCGTATCAGCAGCAGATAGCGGAGAGTCGCAGGCCGGAAGAGGAGACAACACCACGTGAGACGTAATCTTTCACACATTATTGCCGCAGCATTCAATGAACCGCTGCTTCTGGAGCCCGCCTATGCGCGGGTTTTCTTTTGCGCGCTCGGGCGCGAGATGGGCGCAGCAAGTCTTTCGGTACCACAACAGCAGGTACAGCTTGATGCTCCCGGAATGCTGGCTGAAACGGACGAGTACATGGCCGGAGGTAAACGACCGGCCCGTGTTTACCGGGTGGTGAACGGTATTGCGGTACTGCCGGTGACCGGCACGCTGGTGCACCGGCTGGGGGGGATGCGGCCATTTTCCGGAATGACTGGCTATGACGGCATTGTCGCCTGTCTTCAGCAGGCAATGGCAGATAGCCAGGTGCGGGGCATACTGCTGGACATTGACAGTCCGGGCGGGCAGGCCGCCGGCGCGTTTGACTGCGCTGACATGATTTACCGCCTCCGTCAGCAGAAGCCGGTCTGGGCACTGTGCAATGACACGGCCTGTTCTGCAGCCATGCTGCTGGCGTCGGCCTGCTCCCGACGGCTGGTTACCCAGACATCCCGTATCGGCTCCATTGGCGTGATGATGAGCCATGTCAGCTATGCCGGTCATCTGGCGCAGGCCGGTGTGGATATCACGCTGATTTATGCCGGGGCGCACAAGGTGGATGGCAATCAGTTTGAAGCGTTGCCGGCAGAGGTTCGCCAGGACATGCAGCAGCGGATTGATGCGGCGCACCGGATGTTTGCCGAAAAAGTGGCGATGTATACCGGGTTGTCTGTGGATGCGGTCACGGGAACAGAGGCCGCCGTTTTTGAAGGTCAGTCCGGCATTGAGGCCGGGCTGGCGGATGAATTAATCAATGCGTCGGATGCCATCAGTGTGATGGCCACGGCGCTGAACAGTAATGTCAGAGGAGGCACTATGCCGCAATTAACTGCAACGGAAGCCGCCGTGCAGGAGAACCAGCGAGTGATGGGGATCCTGACATGCCAGGAAGCGAAAGGACGTGAACAGCTTGCCACGATGCTGGCAGGGCAACAGGGCATGAGCGTTGAACAGGCCCGGGCGATTCTGGCCGCGGCGGCACCGCAGCAGCCGGTGGCATCCGCGCAGAGTGAAGCCGATCGCATTATGGCGTGTGAAGAAGCGAACGGTCGTGAACAACTGGCAGCAACGCTGGCGGCGATGCCTGAGATGACGGTGGAAAAAGCCCGCCCGATCCTGGCTGCTTCACCGCAGGCGAATGCCGGACCATCACTCCGTGATCAGATCATGGCACTGGATGAGGCAAAAGGGGCTGAGGCGCAGGCTGAACAGCTGGCTGCCTGCCCGGGAATGACTGTGGAGAGCGCCCGGGCTGTGCTGGCTGCGGGATCAGGTAAGGCAGAACCGGTCTCTGCATCCACAACCGCCCTGTTTGAACATTTCATGGCGAACCATTCACCGGCTGCGGACCAGGGGGGCGTGTCACAGGCGGCAGAAGACGGTGATGCGGACGTGAAAATGCTCATGGCCATGCCATGAAGTCAGTGCTGAACATCAATACGAGGTTTTAACAATATGGTGACGAAAACCATCACTGAACAGCGTGCGGAAGTACGTATTTTTGCCGGTAATGATCCGGCTCACACCGCCACAGGCAGCAGCGGGATTTCCTCGGCAACACCGGCACTGACACCCCTGATGCTGGATGGGGCCACCGGGAAACTGGTGGTCTGGGACGGACAGAAAGCCGGTAGTGCGGTTGGCATACTGGTACTGCCGCTTGAAGGCACAGAGGCGGTGCTGACGTATTACAAGTCGGGGACCTTTGCAACGGAGGCAATCCGCTGGCCTGACAGTGTGGATGAACACAAAAAGGCAAATGCCTTTGCCGGCACAGCCCTGAGTCACGCGGCGCTGCCGTAACACGTTATCAGGCCACCGCGTTGGCCTGACTGATTTCTTAATGAAAGGAACTGATTTATGGGATTGTTTACGACCCGCCAGTTGCTCGGTTATACCGAACAAAAAGTTAAATTCCGTGCGCTGTTTCTGGAGCTGTTTTTCCGCCGTACGGTGAATTTCCACACCGAAGAGGTGATGCTGGACAAAATTACCGGAAAAACGCCGGTGGCGGCCTATGTCTCCCCGATCGTTGAAGGAAAAGTGCTTCGCCATCGCGGTGGTGAAACCCGCGTGTTACGTCCGGGCTACGTCAAGCCCAAACACGAATTTAATTACCAGCAGGCGGTTGAGCGCCTTCCTGGTGAAGATCCGGCTCAGCTGAACGACCCGGCCTACCCTCGTCTGCGTATCATTACCGATAACCTCAAACAGGAAGAGCACGCCATTGTCCAGGTGGAAGAAATGCAGGCGGTGAATGCCGTGCTGTATGGCAAATACACCATGGAAGGGGATCAGTTTGATACTGTCGAGGTGGATTTCGGGCGCTCTGAAGGAAATAACATTGAGCAGGCTGACGGTAAAAAATGGTCTGAGCAGGACCGTGATACGTTTGATCCGACGCATGATATTGACCTCTACTGCGATCAGGCCAGCGGCCTTGTGAATATCGCCATTATGGACGGTACGGTCTGGCGTCTGCTGAATGGCTTCTAAGCTGTTCCGCGAAAAACTGGATACCCGTCGCGGCTCAAATTCACAACTCGAAACGGCAGTGAAAGACCTGGGGGCGGTGGTGTCCTTCAAGGGGTATTACTGCGATCTGGCCATTGTGGTGGCGAAAACGTCTTATGTGGCAGAGGACGGTACCGAAAAACGTTATCTGCCGGAGGGCACACTGGTCCTGGGGAATACGGCAGCAGAGGGCATTCGTTGCTATGGTGCCATTCAGGATGCGCAGGCGTTGTCCGAAGGTGTGGTGGCCTCTTCCCGTTATCCGAAACACTGGCTGACTGTGGGCGATCCGGCCCGTGAATTCACCATGACGCAGTCCGCACCGCTGATGGTGCTGCCGGATCCGGATGAGTTTGTGGTGGTACAGGTGAAATAATCCGTGAGCGGGGGCGAAATGCCCCCGTGTCTTTTTTCACAGGAGGCTGAGATGGCAACAAAAGAAGAAAATCTGAATCGTCTTCGTCAACTGGCTAGCCTGCTGGGGCGCGAGGCGGATATGTCGGGGAGTGCTGCGGATATTGCTCAACGTGTGTCTGAGTGGGAAGAGGAGCTTGCTGTTTCCCCGGAGGGCATTATGCACTCTGATGAGAGCGGGGCTGATCAAAATCACACAGACGATGGTGAGCAGTTGAACAACACGGATGCTACGGATGATGTTAAAGCGGTCCGTGTGCGGAAATGCCTGCATGTGATGGGGTATTGCCCGGAGACAGGCCGTCCCGTTGAACTGACGTACCGGGGCATGCGTGTTATGGTGCCATCACCACTGGCGACAGCCATGATACAGCACGGAACGGCTGAGCATGTGTGATTTTCAGAATGCCTTTGATGCTGCCCTTGCCGGGGTGGACAGCACGATTGTTGAAGTGATGGGGCTCTGTGCGCAGTTCACCTCGGGAGCACAGCGTGGAAGCGAAGTTCAGGGGGTTTTTGACGATCCGGAGTCGCTGGGTTTTGCCGGTGGCGGGGTCCGTATTGAAGGAAGCAGCCCGTCATTATTTGTGCGGACGGATACGGTGCGTGCCGTGCGGCGTGGTGACACGCTGACCATTAACGGCGAGATGTTCTGGGTGGATCGTATTTCTCCGGATGACGGGGGAAGCTGTTATCTCTGGCTCAACCGTGGGCAACCACCCGCTGTTAACCGGCGACGATAAACGCAGGGTGAAATTATGGCGATAAAAGGGCTTGATCAGGCGATTGATAATCTGAGCCGGGTTCGTAAAAACGCCATTCCGGCGGCTTCAGCAATGACGATTAACCGCGTGGCCACAACGGCGATTAATCAGTCTTCGTCACAGGTTGCCCAGGAAACCAGGGTGAGACGGAAACTGGTAAAGGAACGGTCCAGACTGAAACGGGCGACAGTCAGAAATCCGAATGCCAGAATTATCGTTAACCGCGGTGATCTCCCTGTGATTAAGCTGGGGATCAGAATGCTGGGACGTCGTCCGAACAGCATACTCAAAGCCGGTCAGCATCGTTATCAGTGGGCATTTATCCAGCGATTAAATAATGGGCGCTGGCATGTTATGCAACGTCTTCCCCAGGCCAGATATGAGGAGGGCAATGACGACAAGGGAAGGAAAAAGCGTAATCGCCTTCCCATTCAGGTGGTGAAAATCCCGATGGCGGCCCCACTGAAACAGGCATTTGATGAGAATGTTGACCGTATCCGGCGTGAACGCCTGCCTAAAGAACTGGCATACGCGCTGAAACAACAACTGAGGATTGCGATAAAACGATGAAACACACTGACATTCGTGCCGCAGTGCTGGATGCACTCGAGCAGCATGAACACGGGGCGACGCTGTTTGATGGTCGCCCCGTTGTTTTTGACGAAGAGAATTTTCCTGCGATCGCGGTTTATCTGACGGATGCAGAGTATACCGGTGAAGAGCTGGATGCAGATACCTGGCGGGCCACGCTGCATATTGAGGTGTTTTTACCGGCACAGGTACTGGATTCAGAGCTTGATCAGTGGATGGAAAGCCGGATTTACCCGGCGATGACTGCGATCCCGGCACTGGCAGGACTGATTACCACGATGGTTACGCAGGGCTATGAGTATCGTCGTGATGACGATATGGCGTTATGGAGTTCTGCAGATCTGACTTATTCCATTACATACGAGATGTGAGGACGATATGGCAACACCAAATCCCCTTGAGCCGGTAAAAGGTGTCGGTACCACTCTGTGGGTTTACAACGGCAAGGGTGATGCTTATGCAAACCCGTTGTCAGACGATGACTGGCAGAGACTGGCTAAGGTGAAGGATCTGACGCCGGGCGAATGATAACTACCTGGATGATGAAGACGCGGACTGGACCGCGACCGGGCAGGGGCAGAAATCTGCAGGTGATACCAGTTTTACGCTGGCCTGGAAACCGGGAGAGGAAGGCCAGAAAGGGCTTATAGGCTGGTTTGAAAGCGGCGATGTCCGGGCCTATAAAATCCGTTTTCCGAATGGCACGGTGGATGTGTTTCGTGGCTGGGTCAGCAGTATCGGTAAGGCCGTGACGGCGAAAGAAGTGATCACCCGCACGGTGAAAGTCACTAACGTGGGTAAACCTTCTGTAGCGGAAGAACGCAGCAAAATTACGCCGGTCAGTGCGATTAAGGTGACGCCGACATCCGGTACGGTGGCAAAAGGGAAAACAACCACCCTGACGGTTTCTTTTGAGCCGGAAAGTGCAACCGACAAGACGTTCAGAGCGGTTTCCGCCGATCCGTCGAAAGCCACCATTAGTGTGAAAGATATGACAATTACGGTAAACGGCGTGGCGACAGGTAAGGTGCAGATCCTTGTGGTGAGCGGAAATGGTCAGTTCGCCGCAGTGGCTGAAGTCACCGTTACTGAAGCGGGCGCTGCAGGGTAAACGGAGGTAATACATGTTTCTGAAAACAGAACAATTTGAATATAACGGTGTGTCTGTCACGCTTTCCGAATTGTCTGCGCTGCAGCGGTTTGATTATATAAAGTTTGTTTCAGACGCAGAACAACAGGAGACAACGAAGCATGATGTCGTGCACATTAACCAGCGATATCTGGAAACGGCATCCCTGCTTGTGGCGATGTCGCTATGGCATACCCATTCCCTCAAAGGCACTCTGGCCTCTCCGGAGACAGAGATGCAGCAGATCCGCCGTGAAGTGATGCTGGGATGGCCTGCTGATGCACTGAATCAGGCAACGAACCGGGTGCTTTATCTTTCAGGTATGCTGGATAACCGGCACGATGCCGATCCTGAACAAACCGGGAAAGCAGAAGCGACTGAGCCGGTAACATCAAAAAAGCATTCGAAGGCGAGCTGAACTTTGTCCTGAAACTGGCGCGAGAGATGGGGAGACCCGACTGGCGCGCCATGCTTGCCGGGATGACATCCACCGAATATGCCGACTGGCGACGTTTTTACTGCACGCATTATTTTCAGGATACCCAACTGGACGCTCATTTTTCCGGGCTGATGTACGCCGTACTCAGCCTGTTTTTTGGCGATCCGGATATGCATCCGGCGGATTTCAGTCTGCTTGCTCCAGCGTGTGAGGAAGAGCAGACGGAGATGCCGGACGAGGGTAAGCTTCCGGGGAACTCATATTGACGCGTTTTTCAGGCGCGCGTCATCGGCGGCGCATACGAACGCTCGTGGTTTGATAACGGTTGATTTATTTTGTTGCACAGAGACGATCGCCAGGCAGGTACCGGAGGCGGGCTCTGAAGTACTGAGTAGCGTGATCGCGTCAGGCCGCGAAGTACTGACTCGGATTAATTGCAGGTGATGATGTACTGACCCGGGAATGACTCCGGGCTGATTCAGGTTCTTATTCGCTGTCAGCCCGCGTGGTTGCTGGTCTGGCTCATTTCCTGCCGTCAGGAGTTCAACTCCCGACTGCAGGTTATGGCCCGGTGCACGAACACCTGACGGCAGGTATCACTCACCCGGAGAAGGTAAATCCCTCAAGAGGCAGCAACTCTGCCAGTCGCTCCTCCGGCCACTCCGGCAGACGCATCAGGACGTCTGTCAACCAGGCATGCGGCTCCAGACCGTTGCGTTTCGCGGTTTCCAGCAAGCTCATTATTTGCGCGGCGCGTTCTCCCGCCATCTGCGAACCGGCGAACAGCCACGATTTTCTGCCCAGAACCACGTTTTTGATGGCCCGTTCACACACATTATTATCCAGCGGCACCGCACCATCTTCCAGGAAGCGGCTCAGTTCCACGCGATGAGACAGCGCATAGGCAATGGCTTTGTGTAATGCCTTTCCCGGAGAACATTGCGGTTCCTGCTCTTCAAGCCATGACCACAGTTCTTCCAGTATCGGACGGGCATAACGCTGTCGCCACTGGCGGATTTTTTCCACGGGGCGGCTACTGATCTTCTTCTCAAGACGGTACAACCCCGCGATTTTCTTCACGGCTATGGCAGCCCGTGGATCTTTACTGATTTATACAGGTCGGCGAAGCCCCTGCGGGCATGGGCCCAGCATCCGGCCAGCGTGATCTCCGGCACTTTGTTTGCCAGAGTCCGGTAAGCTTTATGTCCGTCGACAACCAGCGTCCCGCCCCAGCCCTGAAGCCAGTTTTCAGGATACTCATGGCTACGTCCGGTCCGGCAGTCGAAGCACACAACTGACGGTCCCGTCCTTTCTCCACTGACGTATGCCCACAGATAACCGGAGCAGGATTTACCGCCTTTCTTCGTGTTCAGGATCTTCAGGGTAGTCTCATCTGCATGCACCACCGGACGGTTTATCAACTCGCGATGGAGTAACGCCGCCAGGGGAGATAATTCGGCACCCGCCGCGCCAACCATGTCAGCCATCGAACTGACGGGCAGCCCGACATCTGAACGGGCAAAGACCTGTTGCTGGCGATACAGAGGCAGGTGGTCACCGTATTTATTGATGATCACCTGTGCGATGACTGATGGCTCAACGGCACTTTTCGGGAGGATATGTGCCGGCATTTCACCGCTGAACACCTTCTGACAACAGGGACAACTGTATTGCGGACGGACATAACGGTTCACCACAAAGTGAGCGGGAATATACTCTAGCTTTTCACTCACCGCATCGCGGATATAGTGCAGCGGCTCGTCACATTCAGGGCAATGGTCAGTGTCCGGCTGGATAATTTTTTCCACCCGTGGAAGATGAACCGGTAAGGGTTTGCGTATCGGGCGTGAACGGGACGCTTTTTCATCTTCTTCAGGGGATTGCGGGAGCAGTTTATCCAGATGTGCGGTAAGCGCGGCGATATCGGCATCAACATCCTCTTCGAATAGGGAGCGTTGCATACCAGCCAGCGTTTCACATTTTTTTCCGAAGCGCTGTTGACGAACCAGTTTCAGCATTTCTTCCAGAAGCTGGATGCGCCGGCTTTTCTCCAGTAATTCCCGCTCTTTTTCGGCATTCTCCGACATGACTTCTTGTACCATGGCAAGTGCCATAGCACGCAGTTTTTCGATGTCATTCGTGGTGTTGAGAGCGGAGATATCCATACAGGGGAGTATATCACTCCAGATACGGATATTCATTATTTTTCACTGAGTTAGCAGTGTATTTTGCGTGTTTTCAGGGCGCAGTTCAGGTTCATTCTGCCAGACCCATTTCGTCAGGTCATGTCCCTTAACCTGCTGCCAGTCAACACCGGCAATCAGCCAGTTAAACTCGTCGGGAGTGAGGTGCCAGGCAGCGTCATTTGCACGTGGCCAGCGGAAGCTGCCTTTGTGCAGACGGCGGGTACACAACCACACCCCGTGTTTATCCCACCGGAGAACTTTGATACGCGAACGGGCTTTGTTAACAAAGACGAAGGCGGCTCCCTCATGCCATGTCGACCGGAGTTCATCCTGTATATACTGCATCAGTGAGTCGATGCCCCGGCGCATGTCAACAGGTTTAATTGCGATGAAGACATTATCAGGACTGAGCATATTTGAGTGCCCTGAAGACATCGGTAAGTTGTGACGGCTGACAGCACATCCGTACTCCACCGGGAAGGAAGAGCGTGACTGGCTCATTCGTGACGGGCTGTGGTACGTCAGCATGCAGTGGTGGCGCAATATGAACGGGAAGAACGGTCGGTTCATTTGCCCGGCGTTCAGCTTTTGCGACATCCTGCGGCCATTCGCGAAGTGATGTGAAGGGAATATCGTTGAGTTCATAGTATTGCTGACGTGTAAGACCACTGGCGCGCCAGGCAGCAACGTGCTGCCTTTTCTGTTCAATGGTCCATCGGGGTTTTGACATCGATTATCTCCGGTAAGTTGGTGAATGGATGTCGGTAATACTAACTGACCGAAGATCCCTGTGAAGATGACTTCCCCGTAACGACACTCAAAATTTCGGCAAATTCACAGTCATTCCAGTCGGAGATCCAGCGGGCGTCCCGTATGGGCAGTGAATATTACCGGACCCTGCAGAATGGCGGACGTCATGCCGCTGCTGCCGCACGGGAACAGCGCCGCGCCCTTGCAGAACTGAACAGTCAGTTGACGGAAATTCGCGGTTCTGCTGTCGGAATGGCTGGCGCATTTGCCGGTGCCTTTGCCACCGGACACCTGATTTCGCTGGCCGATGAGTGGGGTTCCGTGAATGCCCGTCTGAAACAGGCATCTCAGTCATCGGATGAATTCTCGTCATCACAGAAAGTGCTGATGGATATCAGTCAGCGAACAGGTACCGCGTTCTCGGATAATGCGGCCCTGTTTGCCCGTTCGGCTGCCTCGATGCGTGAATATGGTTACAGTGCTGATGATGTGCTGAAGGTGACGGAGGCCATTTCGACAGGACTGAAACTGTCAGGGGCTGGAGTTGCGGAATCCGGTTCGGTGATCACCCAGTTCAGCCAGGCACTGGCACAGGGTCTACTAGCGTGGCGAAGAATTTAATGCTGTTAACGAAAATGGCGACCGGGTGATCCGCGCGCTTGCTGCGGGGATGGGTGTGGCCCGTAAAGATCTGAAGGCAATGGCGGATGACGGAAAACTGACAGCGGATAAAGTGGTCCCTGCGTTAATCAGCCAGCTGGGGATATTACGTGATGAATATGCGGCCATGCCGGAAACGGTTTCCGGTAGTATCACGAAGGTGGAAAACGCCTTTATGGCCTGGGTGGGCGGAGTGAATGAGGCCTGCGGGGTGACAAAAACGCTCTCCGGTGTGCTGAACGGTGTTGCCGGACAGATTGATAATGTGGCAACAGCTGTGGGGGCGCTGGTTGCCGTCGGGGTTGCCCGGTACTTTGGCAATATGGCCTCCGGAGCGATGTCTGCCACGGCAGGACTTGTGACGGCTGCACGTAATGAAGTTGCACTGGCGGAAGCACAGTTCAGGGGAACGCAGATTGCCACGGCGCGGGCAAGGGCAGCCGTGTACCGTGCTCAGCAGGCCGTGGCGGCAGCCCGCGGGACGGAGATGCAGATTGCTGCAGAGGCCCGTCTGGCGGCCACACAGGAACGCCTGAACAGAAATATTGCTGCCAGAAGCGCCGCCCAGAATGCGCTGAACAGTACAACGGCGGTGGGCTCACGTCTGATGAGCGGTGCGCTGGGGCTGGTTGGTGGCGTACCCGGACTGGTGATGCTGGGGGCTGCAGCATGGTACACGCTGTACCAGAATCAGGAGCAGGCCAGGGAGTCTGCGCGCCAGTATGCACTGACGATAGATGAAATCGCGCATAAAACGCCGTCAATGTCTTTGCCTGAAGCCTCAGATAATGAAGGACGAACACGGGCGGCGCTGACAGAGCAGAACCGGCTGATTGATGAACAGGCTAGTCGGGTGAAATCCCTGCAGGAAAAAATCGCAGGATATCAGTATGTTCTGGCGAACCCGGGCTGGACGACCGGTGACGGATTCATGATAAACCATCTGACCTCGGTGAAGACCGTAACGGAAGGGCTTGCTCAGGCAACAGAGCAGCTTGCCGTTGAGCAGTCCCGTCTGGCACTGATGCAGGAAAAAGCGCAGTCCATTCAGGATGTGCTTGCCGGGCTGGAAGACCGTCGTGTGGCGTTAATTCGTCAGCAGGCGGCAGAGCAGAATAAGGTGTACCAGTCCATGCTGGTTATGAACGGTCAGCATACGGAATTCAACCGTCTGCTGGGGCTGGGTAATGAACTGCTTCAGCAGCGGCAGGGACTGGTGAATGTGCCGTTACGGCTGCCACAGGCCACTCTGGATGATAAACAGCAGAGTGCCCTGACAAAAACAGAGCGTGAGCTGGCCCTGTCCAGACTGAAAGGGGAAGAAAAAGAGCGTGTCCGACTGGGGTATGCGGCGGATGACCTCGGTTTTGTGGGTGATCCGTATCAGGAGGCGAGACAACGTTATATCAGTAATGCCCTGGAAGCCTGGCGCAATAACGAGGCGAATAAACCCAAATCCCGGGGTGGAAAATCAGAGACGGAAAAAGCGGAAGACAGTTTTTCCCGGCTGCTGAAGCAGCAGAAAGAGCAACTGGCACTGGCGGGGCAGAATACAGAGCTGGCGAAGCTGAAATACCAGACTGCGCAGGGCGAACTGAAAACCCTGACGGAGATGCAGAAGCAGGAACTGCTGCGCAATGCGGCCCTGATTGACCAGCAAAAAATCCGGGAGCAGTTGCGGTCCCGGGAAGAGACCCTGAAGAATGATAATGTGGCTGCGCGTGCATCAAATGAAGCGGAACTGCTGGGGTACGGGCAGGGAGAGCGGCTCCGTGAACGCATGCGGGAGTTGCAGCAGATCCGCGACAGTTTCCGCCAGAAGGATGCGGACCTTCAGTCTCAGTATCAGACCGGGGATATCAGTGAGGATTTTTACAGACAGGCTCTGGCATAGAACGCGCAGTATCTGAGTGAACGTCTGAAAGAGCAGGAAGCCTTTTATGCCGAATCGGATGTGCAGCGTGCGGACTGGCAGAAAGGGCTGCAGGAGGGATTCAGTAACTGGGTGGATAATGCGTCCGATTACGCCTCACAGGCAGCACAGCTTGCGACGGAGGGTATCTCAGGGATGGTGAATAACATCACGGAGATGCTGAACGGAAATAAAGTGGAATGGCGCAGCTGGGCCTCATCAGTGCTGCAGGAAATATCAAAAGTTCTTATGAATGCCGCGATTGTCAACGGGATCAAGACGGCGGCAAACAGTATGTCCGGAGCGGGAGGATTTATCGGCAGTATTGGTAGCTGGCTGGGCGGTGCGGTGGCCAATGCAAAAGGCGGTGTGTATACCTCGGCAAACCTGAGTGCGTACAGCAACAGTATTGTGGATACGCCCACGTACTTTGCCTTTGCAAAAGGGGCGGGACTGATGGGGGAGGCCGGTCCTGAAGCCATTATGCCCCTGACCCGGGCGGCGGATGGCTCGCTGGGTGTGCGAGCGGTGGGCAGTATGAACGGCAGTGCAGGTCTGGTGTATTCCCCGGTCTACCATATCGCCATTCAGAATGACGGGACTAATGGCCAGATAGGGCCGGAAGCTGCGGGCAGCCTTGTGCAACTGATTGACCAGCGGGTGCAGGCGGTGATGCTGTCCATGCGACGTGACGGAGGAATGCTGAGTGGCTGAGATAAAAACGCTGCATCTGGTCCCGCGTGAAGGGATGCAGGTGAGTGAGAAACCGTCGGTGGCGAGGGTACGGTTTGGTGACGGTTATGAACAGCGCCGCCCGACGGGACTTAATGCCCGACTGAAGACGTTTCAGGCGGTGTTCCGGGTGACGGATGAGGCGACCCGGCGATGGCTGGAAGAGTTTTTATCGTGGCATGGTGGTTACCGTGCCTTTTTGTGGCGACCGCCGAAACATAACCGGACGGTGAGGGTGGTATGCCGGGAGTGGAGCGTCACAGATAACGCCAGGTACAGTGATTTCAGTTGTACGATTGAGCAGGTGGTGAACTGATGCAGGATATTCGCGAAGAAAGGCTGAACGAGTCGGTTAAGTCAGAGCAGTCACCGCGGGTGGTACTCTGGGAAATCGACCTGACGGTACAGGGTGGTGAGCGGTATTTTTTCTGTAATGAGCTGAATGAAAAAGGGGAGCCGGTCACCTGGCAGGGGCGTAAGTATGAGGCATACCCGATTGACGGCAGCGGCTTTGAGATGAACGGCCGGGGCAGCAGTGCCAGACCGTCGCTGACGGTGTCCAATCTGTTCGGTCTGGTCACCGGGATGGCGGAAGACCTGCAGAGTCTGGTGGGGGCCACGGTGGTCCGCCGCCGGGTGTATGCCCGTTTTCTGGATGCGGTGAATTTCGTTGCGGGCAATCCGGAGGCGGACCCGGAGCAGGAGCTGAGTGACCGCTGGGTGGTGGAGCAGATGTCGCAGCTGACAGCCATGACGGCCTCGTTTGTGCTGGCTACACCGACCGAGACGGACGGGGCGCTGTTTCCCGGTCGTATCATGCTGGCGAACACCTGTATGTGGACCTACCGCTCTGATGAGTGTGGTTACACGGGCGGGGCTGTGGCGGATGAGTTCGATAAACCCACCACGGATATCCGTAAGGACAGATGCAGCAAGTGCATGCGCGGGTGTGAACTGCGCAGGAATGTCGGCAATTTTGGCGGTTTCCTTTCCATTAATAAACTTTCGCAGTAAATCCCGGTTTATGACACAGACTGAATCAGCGATTCTGGCGCATGCCCGGCGGTGTGCGCCTGCGGAGTCGTGCGGCTTCGTGATAAGCACGCCGGAGGGGGAGCGGTATATCCCTTGTGTGAATATTTCTGCAGAGCCGGAGGCGTATTTTCGTATCGCACCGGAAGACTGGCTGCGGGCAGAGATGCAGGGGGAGATTGTGGCACTGGTCCACAGTCATCCCGGTGAGCTGCCCTGGCTGAGCGAGGCTGACCGGCGGCTGCAGATAAAAAGCGCACTGCCCTGGTGGCTGGTCTGCCGGGGGGAAATTCATAAATTCCGCTGTGTGCCACATCTGACAGGACGGCGCTTTGAGCACGGGGTGACGGACTGTTACACGCTGTTCCGGGATGCATACCATCTGGCGGGAATTGATATGCCGGATTTTCATCGCGAGGATGACTGGTGGCGCAACGGCCAGAACCTGTACCTGGACAATATGGCGGTCACCGGCTTTTACCGGGTGCCCCTGTCCTCTGCACAGCCGGGCGATATCCTGCTGTGCTGCTTCGGCGCATCGGTGGCTAATCATGCCGCCATTTACTGTGGCAACGGTGAACTGCTTCACCATATTCCTGAACAACTGAGTAAACGGGAGAGGTATTCCGAAAAATGGCAACGACGAACGCATTCTGTCTGGCGTCACCGCCACTGGCACACATCTGCCTTCACGGGGATTTACAACGATTTGGCCGCCGCCTCAGCCTGTATGTGAACACGGCAGCGGAAGCCATTCGCGCCCTGTCGATGCAGATGCCGGGCTTTCGCCTTCAGATGAACGAAGGCTGGTACCAGATACGTATTGCCGGTGAAAACACGGCACCGGAGGTGGTGTACGCCCGCCTTCACGAACAGCTGGGTGAGGGAACGGTCATCCACATTGTGCCGCGACTGGCCGGGGCCGGAAAGGGTGGACTGCAGATTGTGTTGGGGGCGGCAGCCATCGTGGGCTCTTTCTTCACTGCCGGGGCATCAATGGCGTTATGGGGTTCAGCCCTGGCAGCCGGTGGTTTTTCTGCCACCACGATGCTGTTTTCACCTGGAGCCAGCATCTGGGCGGTGTGGCCCAGATGCTGGCCCCGAAGGCAAAAACACCGGATTACCGCGCAACGGATAACGGCAGACAGAACACGTACTTTTCCTCGCTGGATAACATGATTGCCCAGGGGAACCCGATGCCGGTGCCTTACGGGGAAATGCTGGTTGGCTCCCGTCGTATATCCCAGGACATCAGCACCCGTGATGAAGGCGGGGGCGGAAAGGTCGTGGTTATCGGGCGACAGGGATAAAACATAAAAAAATCCCGCAGTGATCGCGGAGCTGCGGGGACAGACAAAGATTAGAGTTAAGGAGTTGTTTTTGTTACCCGGGCAAAAAAACACTAACGCAGAGAAATTATAAGCGCCACAGTCAGTGTGTGAAAATGTGAAGATATTCAGAAATTTTATTCCGTCATGACGCAGGCACCCGGTGAGGTGCCTGTTGTTTTTGTGAGTGAACAATTATCACGGTAAGAGGTGATGTAATGGGCAAAGGTGGCGGCAGGGCGCACACACCGCGTGAGGCGAAAGACAATCTCAAATCCACGCAGATGATGAGCGTGATTGATGCGATTGGTGAGGGACCGATAGAAGGCCCGGTGAAAGGCCTGCAGAGTATTCTGGTGAACAAAACC